GATCATCCTTTTTAAATATATCAGTAGCATATTGAACATTGGGTGCTTTTAGTTTTATTGCCATGGTAGTCATATCAAACTCTTCTTGCTTTTTAATTTTTATGCTTTCAATCGAATGCTTTTTTTTCGAACTACATAAAATAATGATTATTTCAGCGAATATTTTGCGTACCTTGTCATTGTTACGTATATCTAACTCTACCCCATTATAGGTAGAAATTAGCTCCTTGAAATTATTGAATCGCATTTCTAAATAGATTGGTAATTTTGGATTACCTAAATGTATGTGCTTTCCGACAAAATTCAAAATAATATCCCACAATTCAATAAAGCAACCACAACAGATAAATTCGGCACTCCAATGTAAAGCTTGTTCAATACGACCAGCCTTGAGACTATTTAGTAATTCTTTTTTCGCATCAGTTCTTTTGAATTTGGAGAAAGTAATACCTTTGAATTGTTTTTCACTTCGTACATCATTTATTTCAAATTCATTCATATAGTTTTTCTTATAAAAAAAATAACATAAATATACATATATATATGACAGAATTAGGAATTGTTGGTAATAAAATAGTAAAAATCTATAACAAATTGGAAAGATCATTACAAAAAATGCCTATTTGGTTTCATTTATTACTTTTGTTAATAATTGTATTTATTTTAATGAATATTTATAACTCTTATATACCTGTAAAGGAAGGGTTTATTGACCAAAAAGAGAAGTTCGTCGTAAAAAAAGGTATCAATCTATATGATGATTTTTATGTGAATATATACGATGAATTATTTTATAGAGAATTGGTGAATCAATACGAAGTAGGAAGTATTGAAAATATAACCAAACCTACTAGCGAAAGTAATATTTTAGTCATTGGAAGCGGAACCGGACATGTAGTAAATGAATTTCATAAACAAGGATACAAAGTTGTTGGTTTAGATGAATCTCAAGCCATGGTAAAATATGCTAAAGAAGAGTATCCTGAACTAACTTTTGTTCATGGAACACCTACGAAATCAATGGCGTTTGACCAGCAACAATTCACTCATATTGTATGTTTGAATATGAATTATTATTACTACAAAGATAAGACTGCTCTGTTACAAAATATTTTTAGCTGGTTGCGTCCTGGGGGATTTTTTATTGTTCAGTTGGTCGATAAGAATAAATTCGATCCAATCGTACCAGCCGCTAAACCGTTTATTATGGTAAATCCTCAAAGTTTTGCGGATAAGCGTATTACTGAGTCCAACGTAGTATTTAATAATTTTGATTACAAATCTGATTTTCAAGTGTATCCAAATGACGTTGTTCAGTTTCAAGAAATTTTCAAAGATACTACTCCTGGATCTAAGAAAACAAGACAGAATGTCCATAAAATGTGGATACCTCCTAAACAAACAGTGATTAATCAATGTAAAGAAATTGGATTCATCACGTTTGCGCAAGTTGATTTACTAATGGCGCAACTAGAATATCAATATTTGTATGTTTTTCAAAAACCAGAGTAATTATTGTTTCTAAATAATATCAAAATAATATCAAAATAATATCAAAATAATTTATTGATATTATTATTTTATTTGTCAAGGCAATATTGTGCTATCTAATTAATTTTTTTCCGTAGAATTGCCACAATAACAATGATATTATACTACCAACGACATATCCATTACCAGCACTTTCTAATGTATTATCGAAAACATAATAACTCAATAAAGGAAACAGTATGAATGAAAGTAAAACATAAAACATCATTATTTGAATAAATTTTATTGTTTTGTCAGTCAAAGTCATGGTGATATATATTATATGCAACATAATATAAATTGTATTCTATAGCCTATTCCGATTTGTTGTATTTACATTATTATTGTTTCATAAATAATTTTACACAATCCCATACCTTGGCTGACTCTTGAAGATTGAAAGCTCCTCTTTTCTGTGCCAAATGAAGGAAAGATACCATGACATTCAATGCAGTATTTTCATCAGTAATATTTACATCGGTTATAGATGGTTGAACTGACTGAGGCTCTTGTTGAGGCTCTTGTTGCAGCTCTTGCTGTTGCTCCAGTTGAGTCTTTTCAACAGTTTCCATTGAGATATTCTCCATATGATAAATGATAATACAATTAATAATAATATTAAACGAATTATCTCACGTATTTTCCAACACGAGCAAAAGAATCGACAATAAAAATGATGAAGATTCCTAAAAAGGAGTATAAAACCAATTCTTCGGTAACATGTCCTGTTTTTTCATCTTGTTGTTCTTCCAATAAATATATAATTTGGTTAAGCTTTGTTAATAGTTCATCTTTATTTACACCAGTTGGACTATTATCATCAGAACCTTGATTAAAATATGGGACATATTGTTGATAATATTGCTTGGCATATTCACTTGGTAATTGTGTGAATCCTTCTTGTTGTTGCTCTTGATTGGTCTGATTGTTCTGATTGGTCTGATTGGTCTGATTGGTCTGATCATATGGAACATTCTGTTGTGCGTTCATACGTTCATGCATCCCATGTTCCATGCTGGTTTCTGTACCTTGTCCATTTATATTAACAGGTGTATTACTATTTTCAATTCTCTCCATACCGGCAGAATTTGGATGTTGAAGGGGTTGGAAATTACTTAGACCTTCGTCCTCGTCCTCGTCTCCATCATCATACTGAATACGTTTCTTTAAAACGTCGATATTCGCATTTGATTTTACAGGATCACGACGTTTTAAGGTCTTATTTCGTGCGATTTCTCTTTTTTTTTGGATTGGGTTATTTTCCATATTTTCATTACTAAAATCTGAGGCATACATTGCTAAAGACATTTACTTATAAAAAATACAGATAATAATTTAAATAACCTACGGAAAAAATATATTTTTAATTTATATAAGAATGGCTAACTTGTTTGACATTAATCATGTTTTAGGCAAAATCATAACTCTTGTGTTGGTTATCGTAGCTGCGAATTTTCATATTTTAGCAGGTGTATTAGTGCTTTTGTTTATTATTTCTATGAACCATTATGTTGTTGAAGGTATGGAGAATAATGATTCTTCTAAAGAATCTCAAAACAGCTCATCAGAAAAAACTCAAGAAAAAACTCAAGAAAAACCTCAAGAAGAATCTCCCATTTCATTATTTAAAACAGATAATTGCAAAAACGGCGTTTTGATGAAAGACGGAAAGGAAGTTACAAGCGACTTGATAAAAGAAAGTTTTCCTAATATTAGTTTTAGCGGTGATGTATGTAATCCATGTGACGACGATTGCACGTTTGAAATTGTCTCTTCGTCAGAGCAAATGACCAATGAAGAAAATCTAAGACCCCATGATTCTAATGAGCATCCAATTGATCGCGAGAAAGCTATACAAAAAGCACAATAAAGGTACAATCAAAAATGTACAATAAAATAACATGATAAATTATATGAAACAATATATATTTTTACTTGCTCTTATTATTTTTTCAATATGGTTACCCCTATTATTCATGACAAACGAATCGGAAGAGAAAGAAGGATTTACCACGTATTTTAGACAGACAGTAAGACCCCACATCAGAATGTTTAGAAGCACACAAGACAATGTAACCTACCATTTTAATACGAAATTCAAAGACTTTGGTAGAAGATTAGGTTTTTTTTAGAATAAATACTTTTCTTTTCGTAATATATATAATCATCACTATGTTTGAATTCTTAAATGTATTAAATTCAAGTAAATATTTTACTGGTATAATGATGATATTACTAAATATTGGTTCTAGATTCGTAGAAATTAAATTAAGTGATTCCATGGAAGCCTTTATCAAGTACAATATTGCCAAGGAACTTCTTATTTTTACCATGGCGTGGATGGGTACAAGAGATATTGTAGTAGCTCTTACCTTAACTGCTGTATTTGTTATTCTATCCGAATTTTTAATGAACAATAAAAGTAAATTTTGTGTATTGCCTGATAAATTTAAACGATTAAATCTCGATACGAACAAAGATGGTTTAATTAGCGATATAGAAATTAATAAAGCTATTGAAACATTGGAACGAGCAAAAAAACAAAAGGAAAGTGAAAGGCATATTGATTTATTGAATCATTATCAAAGTGTAATAGAGTAAATTATATAGATATACGTGTCATTTGTAAAGGAAATAATATATTATTATTATAAGATGAGTAATAATATATTGAAAATTACATTTGATGCCTCTACATTGAATGGAAGCATTGTGCAAGATATGAAATACACTCCTGTTATGTCGAATCCACAATTATACAGTATGTTTCCTAATATATTATTTATTCCTTCTATAAAATTAAAGAGAGAATTATTTGATAAGGATTTAGGTGATGATGATATCAAAAAAATATTCTTGTCCTCAAATCAGTTGAATAATTTCATCACAATACTACAAGAACAGAAGAAATACGAACCTATTAGCATAGCATCAGCAGAAAAAAAGGGTATTCTTTATAATAATATCAAATTTGTTCTGGATTTATTTTTTAACAAAGGAGCAGCCTTTTTTATTCATCAAACTTCGTATATTATCAATAATTACAACTGGAATCATAAATACGAATTGATACCAGTACCTGGACAAACTGTACCAATTGTATCTGTTAATATAACATTTATGCTTCATCAAGGGAAGCAAGGACAGCAACTTTCTTTTGTCGATTCTACTCGCTTAAATTGTATGCAAAAGAAGGAATCCATAGTCAATGATTACTATTATCTTGTTGGATTAGATAAACCTGCTGGTAAAACAGCGAAACTTCAAGACCAGCCAGTAAATACATTACCAATCGCTAGACCTATTTCAACTCCAAGAAAAACAGTCACTACAAATACCACAACCTACAACTAGGCTTATATAAAATAATTATTGTGGTTTATAAATATGTTTATATACCAAAATAAATATTTATTGTTATATATATATTTATTGCATGGAGAATTCAATATATGATTTCATTTCATTATTTGCATTGTTTGCAAATATCTATATAATATATACTTTAGACCCAGTATTAATATTAGGTTCATCCTCGTGTTTGTTTTTACATGATTTCATAAAAGAACTTACAACTGGCTGGTACGCTCCTATATTCAAACGACCTAAGGGAGCAATGAATTGCTCTTTATTTAATAGTGGTGGATTAGTAGATCATAAACCAGGGTTTCCGTCTGGTCACGTTACCAGTATTTCATTCTTGATGAATATGTTATTATTGCGTAATAAAGATATTTCGTGGAACAAAATAGCGTTGTATAATGTGCCTATTTTCATAATGGGCTATGCTAGAATAATGAAAGGTTGTCATAATGTTATACAAGTGGTTGCTGGATATATATTAGGTTATGGAATTGCCAATCTATTTCACAGGTATAACAAAGATATAAAATATGGTTTAGAACAATTATATTATTATTTCGTACCTAAGAAATAATCTAGATATATATTAATACAGAAACATGACGTCCAATATTAATAGTAATAATAGTAATAATAGTAATAATAGTAT